GATATTTGAACTCCGCGCTATGGGCATCCCCGTACAGGAGTACACCCCCTCCAGGGGAAACGATAAGATTGCAAGAGTCAACGCTGTGTCGGATTTGTTCTCTTCTGGGATCGTATGGAAACCAGACAGAAGATTTGCAGAAGAAGTATCGGAAGAGTTCGCTGCGTTCCCCAGTGGTGACCATGACGACTTGGTGGATTCATCCACGCAAGCATTGATTCGTTTCAGGCAGGGAGGTTTCATCCCGCTGAATACAGATGTAGAAGAAGAAGAGTTCTTTCCCAAGAAGGCTGATTACTACTAAGGTTCGTAAATGCCCAAATGGAAGCCTGGTCTAAATAGAACAACACCTATTGAAGATCTGCCAGAGTACACCGTAGAGCCTGCACCTTTTCAAGGTCTGCCAGAGTACGCTCTGGATCCTGAACCTGCACCTGAACCTGAACCTGAACCTGAACCTATATCTGTATCTGTACCTGTTAGTGATGGTGTTGAAGAAGATGAGGAAGAGATCTTCTATCCGTCCGTACAGTCACTGTTTTCCAGTAGATATAGTTGGGAGCCAGATCAGGACGAAACTTTTAACAACTTTATAGAAAACACCAAGATGATAGAGAGCGAGGGGGGCACTGTTAACACTCTAGGCTCTAATGCCAGGGGGCCTTTCCAGGCGATGGTGCAGGAAAAGAAACCTACGTCTTTCCATGCAGGTCTAGTCAGGTTGAGAAGGCTTTTGGAGAATTGGGGTGTACCAGAGCCTCCGTGGGTAGAGGAAGCCTTCAAGCACGGAGACCCAGAAAAACTAACTTACGAACAGAATGAAGATTGGTTTCTGGCAAACATGTGGTCTCAAATAAAGGATCCAGAAGAGACAGAAAAAACGTTTACAGGTGCTGCTTCAGGAGATCTAGATTATCAGATGAAACTCTACAAACTTCATCACAGTATGGGTGGATCCAAAAAGAACAGAGAGAACGCATGGAAGAGGGCTAGAAAAATCTACAATGGTACGTATGGTGATGAAGAATACAAGGGCGGTGGTCTGATCCGAGACATCTACGGAAGAACTCTTATCTAAGGGGAGTGCTGTGGTGAAGAGTAAGAGCAAGAAGAAGAAAGGTACGAAGCGGAAGTTTCAGGACGGTGGGCAAGTTGGAATTCTCCCTGACACTGTAAACGTGAAGGCAGCTACAGGTGGAGATATACAGAACGACCTTTCGTCTATTATGAACAATGCAGGCGTTGAAGCTCCTTATGCGTACAAGCGTGGAGGTAGAGTGCGTCTTCGCACAAGAGGTACCGGCATGGCTACCAAGGGGCTCGATTTCTACGGTTACAAGTAAGCAGGAGGTATACATGAAGTTCTTTATCGTCATTGCTCTTGCTGTATCTTTATCTTTGGGCTGTGCGTCTTTGGGTGAGAGTCCCAGACAGAAAGTTGCTGCAGTCACGAACGTAACATTGGGAGCCCCGTTCTATGCAGCATCCTATGTCTCAGGTTTGTTCCTGAACTTCATTGCTTACGGCACTGCCTGGATTGCGGGAGACTCTGATGCGGAAGTGGTGGCTTGGTTCAGCGCTGATTACGGGCCTGACTATGCCAGCATGAATACTCCTTGGTGTTGGGTCTACATGGGCCGGGAGCCGGTGGACAGGAAGGTTGCTGGAGGCATGAGGCCAAATGCTCACATTCGGCAGATTCCGATTGCGGGTTTCGATACGGAGTGGCCGCCCGATCTCACTTGGTGCAGGACAAAGGTGGGTCTTCGATACAACAAGCGTGGAGATGAATCATTCCCGCTGAATCCTGAAACAGGTATAGAAATCTACGATGTTCACTAATGACGAACGGACCCACAGGTAGGGAGTGGGGAGAGTTATCCAAAGAAGTTGACGAGATACGGCACGATCTGAGAACTTGCCGCCAGATCTTAACTTCCCAGGCAGAGATACTTCACGAACTTGAGATCGAGTTCAGGAAGGAAGTTCAGAGCTTAATGCATGATGTCAAAACAGTTCAGACGAAGATTTACACAACGATGTCTGTTGTAGGTGTTGTCGCCAGCGTAGTAGTATTTGTGGTCTCAATCGCAAAACCTATGATTGAAAAATAGTCTACACGAGAGCACTGTTCGGTCTCGCCATACAGTGCAAAGGCCAGTAAGCACGGCCCATTAAGGAGTTCGTTGAAATGCCTGTTCAGAAACGTAGCGGTGCAGGGGGACGGAGACGCGGCAGGGGTCCTGTTGGTAGACGACGCGCTCCTGCACGTCGTGGAGTTTCCCCTCGTCGCCCTCTTGGTGGCGCTCCCCGTGGCGGCGTGAGGGGAAGCGCCCCAGTCCGTAGAGCGGCTCCCCCTAGCATAATGGGTCAACTTGGTGGTCTTGGAATGAGAGGTTCGGGAGCAGGGAGCTTCGGTAGTCGTCCTGTTGGTAGACCCACGCGAGGCCCCATCCAAAGACCCACCCGCGGACCCGGTCGTATAGCGGCCCCCCCTAGTAGGGTTGGTCAACTTGGTGGTCTTGGAATGCGCGGTTCAGGAGCAGGGAGCTTCGGCAGGGGTCCTGCTCGTCCTGCTCGTCCTGCTCGTCTTGCTCGTCGTGCTCGTCCTGGCGTCAGGTAGTTCGGTCGTTTGTACAGAGTAACTTAATTAACTTCATTCTATAGGTTATGTATAGGTATTGATAATGGCTTCAAATCAGTCCAGGGCATACACATCTACACGTACAACAGCGAAGAAAAAAGAAGACAAGAAAGACGACGAGTACATAGGTAAAGCCAGAAGGTACCGCTCTAGTTCTAAGGTGGACGCACCATCTGTGTCTGCGCCTAAGCCTAAGCCTAAGTCTAGAAGGGCCGCCCACAGCAGGGCAAGAGAGATTGTGAAGCAATCCAGTGATGTAACTAAGGCTAAGCGTGATGTTGTACGGAGCAGAGGAAATCAAGAATCCGCTGCTGCCTTGAAGAAACTAAACAAAGTTTCACAGCCGCCTCAACAGTCTTTTGGTGACGCTTTCAAGGCTGCTCGTAACGCTTCTCAGGATGGTGGTCGTAAAGAGACTTTTATGTGGAAGGGCGATAAGTTCACAACTCGTCACAAGGGAGAGGGTGAGAATTTCGTGGACGGTAAGTGGGCCACGCCCAAGAGTGCTCCTACGCCCAAGAGTGCTCCTACGCCCAAGCGTGCCGGTCGGAACACGGCTGGTCCTGCACCGAAGTCTCCCAAGATTCCTGCATCTCCTATGTCTACCGAAGAACATAAAAAGCGTAAGAAACGTCTACAGACTCAATCGGGTCGCCCCTAGAGGTTGTTGTGGCAATTGAAAGATCTTTAATGGGTCTCAGAAGCTCTGATGGTTTGTTGGATCCAGAAGAGTTTGAACAAGAAAATATTCAGATCGAGATTACGAATCCCGAAGCGATTTCTATTGAGACTCCAGACGGAGGTCTTCTGGTGGATTTTTCACCAGAAGACGATGTAGCTGATCTTGCTCCGTTCGGTGCAAATCTTTCCGAGTACCTCGAAGATAGCGTGTTGGGTTCCTTGGCAAGTGATTTGTTTAATGACTATCAGTCCGACAAGACGAGCCGTAAGGATTGGGAGGATAGCTACGTCCAAGGACTGGGTCAGTTGGGTCTCAAGATAGAAGACAGGAGTGAGCCGTGGGAAGGTGCTTGCGGTGTTACTCATCCTATTTTGTCAGAGGCTGTGGTTCGATTTCAAAGCCAAGCTATTGGGGAAATATTCCCTGCTGCGGGTCCTGTCCAAGCCAAGATTGTAGGCAGGATTACGGATGAAAAAGCCAAGCAAGCAACTCGCATAAAGGACTACATGAACTTCCTTATCATGGAAGTTATGCGAGAGTACCGCTCAGAGACTGAGAAACTTCTGTTCAGCTTACCCCTGGCAGGGTCTGCTTTTCGCAAGGTCTACTGGGATGACGCTATGTGTCGCCCATGCGCGATGTTTGTTCCTTCCGAAGATCTGGTGGTTTCTTACGGGGCATCTTCTCTTGATACGTGTGAGAGATTGACGCATGTAATGAAGAGAAACCGCAATGATGTAAGAAAGATGCAGGTTTCTGGTTTCTACCGCGACATTGATCTTGGTAGTTCTAATGACACTCTTAGTTCTATTCAGGAGAAGTATGACTCACTAACGGGTGAGCACTCTAGTTATGAGGTGGACGGTCGTTATACGTTGCTCGAAATCCATACAGAAATTGATTTGGAGGGTTTTGAGGACGAGAAGGATGGTGAGCACACAGGAATTGCTCTCCCCTACGTTGTAACTATCGAGCAGGCTTCTCAAAAGGTGCTCTCAATACGTAGAAATTGGAACGAAGATGATCCGAAGAAACTTCGTCGTCTCCACTTTGTACATTATGAGTATGTCCCTGGTCTTGGTTTCTACGGATTTGGTTTAATCCACATGATTGGTGGAATTGCGAAGTCCGCTACGTCTATTTTGAGGCAGTTGGTTGACTCTGGGACGCTAAGTAACCTTCCTGGTGGTCTTAAATCGCGTGGTTTGCGGATTCGGGGCGATGATACGCCGATTGCACCTGGAGAATTCCGCGATGTTGACGTTCCAAGCGGTGCTATTCGCGACAATATTACGTTTTTGCCTTACAAGGAGCCCTCAAGTGTTCTTCATCAGCTTTTGGGCAACATTGTCGAGGAAGGACGGCGCTTTGCGTCACTAACGGACCTTCAAATCAGTGATATGAGCCAGCAGGCTCCAGTGGGTACGACATTAGCTCTTCTTGAGCGTTCAATGAAGGTGATGTCTGCCATTCAAGCCAGACTCCACGCCTCCATGAAGCGAGAATTCGAGATTTTGATGGAAATTGTGCGTGATAACGCTCCGCATGACTATCCATACGATTTGGAAGGTGATGAATCTATGCGGTCTGAGGATTTCGATGACCGTATAGATGTTATTCCTGTTTCGGACCCGAATTCAGCCACTATGGCCCAAAGGATCATGCAGTATCAGGCTGCTCTGCAGCTTGCTGGAACTGCGCCGCAGATGTACGACATGCCACAGCTTCACAGGCAGATGCTGGATGTTTTGGGGATTAAGGACGCAGATCAGATCATTCCGTTGGAGAATGAGATACCGATTCGTGATCCGGTTGCAGAAAATATGGATTTGATGAACGAAAATCCAGTTAAAGCGTACCTGTGGCAGGACCATCGTGCCCATATTGAAACTCACATGGCTGCTGCTAGTGATCCAAAGATTATGGAGTTGTTGGAGCAGTCTCCTTCTGCAGGAGCTATCCAATCTGCTTTAGCTGCTCATGTTACAGAGCATCTAGCGTTCCAGTACAGGCGTGAGATAGAGGAGCAGATGGGAGTTCCTTTGCCTCCCATTGATGAGCCTCTGCCCGAAGATGTTGAAGTTCAGTTGTCCAAGGTTGTTGCTGAAGCGGCGGGTAGAGTTCTCCAGAAGAGTCAGGCAGAGCAGGCACAGCAGGAAGCTCAGGAGCAGGCCGAAGATCCTATTATTCAGATGCGCCAGAAGGAACTTGAAATTCGCGAGATGGAGACGCTGGCGAATATAGAGGAAAAGAAGGCTCGTTTGCAGTTGGATCGAGACAAGATGAATGAACGAACGAGTGTTGAGATGGAGCGAATTGATACAAATGCTCGTGTCGCAAAGTCAAAGGTAGACGCTTCTATTGATGAAAAGGTTATGGAAATAGAAGCGCAAGACGCTGAGTTGCAAAGTAAGCAGACTATTGAGGGACTCAAGATTGGTATGAAGAGAAAGGAGCTTGACTTGAAGGATGATGAAATCAAGTCTCGTGAGATTCTTGAGGGAATTAAAGTAGGTCAAAAGGCTGCTAGCGATAATCTAGACAGGATTGAGAGAAGTAATAATAGTAAGGCAAAGGAATAGCGTGTCAGAACTTAAAGACGAGTTTTACGCTTTACTAGATGCAATGTCCGATAGCCTTGAGCAGTTTTTGTTTACTAGGTCAGCTATTGATTATGCAGAGTATTCAAAGGTTTGTGGACAGTTGGAAGGTTTGTCTTCTGCCAAGTCGGCATACGAGACAGCCGAGAACGAAGTTGGAGAGGGGCAATAATCTAGATGGAACCTTGGCTCAAGGCATACCTTGACCGATTGGAAGAAATAAGGCTGCAGCATATCAACCATCTCGTCAGTGGTGCCGCACAGGATCATGGTGATTACCGGCACGTATGTGGCGTATTGAAGGGTGTGGCTGTAGCAGAAAGGGAACTAAAAGAACTCCTTTCAGAGGTTGAATCCAATTAAAACCGCCCGTAAGGGCGCACAGGGGGTTACTGCGGCACCCGATTAAGCCGTTGCAAAGAGGGAATCATGTCTGAAGCTATTCAGTACAGCAAAGAGGAGCCACGGAACGCTCACCAGCTTCCTGACCCAACGGGTTTTAGGCTTCTAATTGGACTGCCCGAAGTAGAAGAAATGACAGAGGGAGGGATTTACATTCCCGACGAGAGGCGCACTGCTGAATCTGTTGCGAGTGTTGTTGGGTTTGTAATGAAGAAGGGACCGGATGCTTATGTTGACGAGAAGCGATTTCCGAATGGTCCTTGGTGCAAGGAGGGTGATTGGATCGTGATGCGTGCTTACTCTGGTACACGGTTGCGTGTTCACGGACAAGAGCTTCGTATCATCAATGATGATTCAGTAGAGGCTGTCATTGAAGATCCCAGAGGGGTATCCAGGGCATGAGCGCACCCCTAGATGACTTGATGGGAAATTCTTTGTCTGAGCCTGTTTCCGATGCTGAAGAAGCATCAGAAGAGTTGGAAATTGATGTTGTAGATGATCGTCCGGAAGAAGATCAAAGACCGGCTCGTTTTGATAGGGGTAGCGAGGAAGCTGCAGGCGAGATAAAGAAAGTTGGCTCGGGTACTGGCGAACGTATCAAAAAGCTCAAGTACAACTATCACGAGGAAAGACGGGCCAAAGAAAAAGCGGAACGAATGAGCAAAGAAGCTGTTCGTTACGCAGAGAAAATTGTTAAGGAAAATTCGCAACTAAAAGGTCTACTTCATCAAGGAGAGAAGGTTCTTATCTCTGAGATGAATACTAGAGCTAATGCGAATTTAGAACGTGCTCGCGTAGAGTACAGAACTGCGTATGAAACAGGAGATCCTGATGCCATCATTAAGGCTCAGGAGTCCTTGAACCAATCACAAATAGATAGAGAGGTTGCAAAGAGATCTACCAACGTGGTTCCTGATCCTGAACAGCAAGCTCAACAGCAAGCTCAACAGCAAGCTCAACAGCAAGCTCAACAGGCACCGCCAGACCCAAAGCTGCAGAAGTGGTTGGTCGAAAATGATTGGTTCGGTAAGGACGAGGAGAAGACATCGTTTGCTTACGGTGTTCACGAAAAACTTGTACGTAGAGAAGGTATAGATCCAAGATCAGATGAATACTACGCACGCCTCGATAAGAGGATTGGAGAAGTATTCAATGAAAACTTCGAGGTTGAATCGGGCACGGAGGAGCCCGCTGCACGATCTCGTGGTTCGACGGTTGTTGCCCCTGCTAAGCGCTCTTCGGGTAAGCCTCGCAAAGTGCAGCT